CCTGACCACCTACAGTGTCTGTGCTGACTGTGACAGTAATTGTAGTTCCTATGTCACGAGCATAGTATGCCTTTCCAAATTCATTAACGTATGAAAATTGACCACGATTTATCCCTGCCGCTGGTAGAGATGAATAATTTGACCATAAGAAAGGTAAAACATTATCTGTTGCAGTACCATCTATACGACCATTTAATCCTATGTTACCTACAACTTTTAACTTATAGTCTGCTGTTGTAGTACCAATACCTACGTTACCTAGTGTATGGATACCACTTGAGTTCTGTCTCCAGAAACTATCTGCGCCAGGAAGGTTAGTGAGTAGTGAACCATCTCCAGCAAATTTAGATGCAGTTACAACACCAACAGTGAAGTAGTTACCATACTCGTCTTGGTGTATGATCTGTCTCCAACCATTGTAACCACCTTGGGTTGTACCAGTTGAAACGTATGCTCTCTTGGTGTTATTTGCATAAGCAAACATACCTCTCCAAGAGGTTGCAGAAGGTAGGTCACCAGTAGAGTCAAAGTCAAAGCGCATCTTACTGCCTTGACCTGCGAATGTTACAATACCTGATCCAATTATATTATCTACTACTAGGGAAGGAGTTCCTGCTAAGTTAGATGCTACTGTTGCAATACCAGCTGTTGTGGCATAACCAGCTAGTGTTGATACTCCTGCTATAGGGGTGTAACTTGATATACCAGCAGTGGTTGAGTAGGTTGCGTTACCTGCCTCAGTTGCAAGACCAGATGCAGATGCATACGTTACTATACCTGCTACTGTTGCGAAGTTTGCTGAGAGTGCAAGGGTTGCCGTGTCAGCAAGTCCAGCATTGGTAGCGTTAGTTGCAATACCAGAGGTGTCAGAGTAACTGGATGTGGTTGAGAACCCAGCAGTCCAAGCAAAACCAACTGTGTCTGCAGCAGAAACTGTTACATTTCCACCAAAGACTTGTGTAACGTCTAAGTTTCTATCTAAGTTAATACTTTGTGCAACACCAATGAGTGTTCCACTATCTTTAATTACAACACCCTGACCAACGGCAGTAACACCTGTTAATCCTGATCCATCTCCAACAAATGTACCTGTTGTTATACCAGATAGTAATGCATTTCCTGATACATGGAATTGGGCAGTAGGAATGGTTGTTCCTATGCCAACGTTCTTACTGGTTGCGATTCCTGTTGTTCCTACCTTAGCCCAAGTACCAGCAGATCCCGCATTAACACTCAGGTTTGTTCCATCACCAAAGGTGTTATATATTTCTGTAAAATTAGCGTTTACTTTAACGGCACCTGATGCAAGGGAGTCTCCCAGACCATCGTTCGGTGTGAATCCAGTAAATATTCCCTGACGAGCCATGAAGCTTCCTTATATAGAGTCCCTGTCTTCTATTTATTGATATAATAAATACGTATGATGATGTAAAGTCTCTTCGTTCAACATGGACAATAACATTCAACCTGATTATAGTGCTGCTTACGCCAAAATCTATGCGGCGGCTGATGATAACGTACAAGAAGGAAAGGCAACTCCTGAGTCTGGTACTGGAAAGTATTACAAGCAAGGTAGTCCTACTCCAACTCAATTATCAAAACGTGCTAACCTAGACAAGGTTAAGTCCTTAACCAATGCAGGTAAGCATAAGCAAGCAAGTGCTTTATATAAGAGTACTATTAATAGCAGTTATGATCCTAAAGCTGGTAGGCATAGAAGAGAGTGGGAACAATTTAAGGTTGATCTAAAAGAGAAATACAAACAACAGTTTGATGGTTGGGTTAAATCTCTCGCAGAAGAGGGTTACGATGTTGAACGATGGGAAAGACAAGAGTTAATTGATACTTTTATTAAAGAACATGGACTTCATGGTTCTGAGACCTCTGTTATGGAAGCATTATCAGAAGTTGTCTCAGAAGAAGAGGTTGTAACTGAAAAAAAGATTGAAGAGGAGAGTATAGTAGAAGTATCTCCGAAAAAATATTCTAATTGGAGAGATGATTTAGGACTAGATGAGAATAGAATGACTGCCTATACTGCTGGTATGTCTGATGCTCAAAGAGATGCTGCAACTAGTAAAGTTAGTAAGTCTCTTGTTGATAAAATGGGTAGAAGAAGTGATGCACAGGCTTTCAGTGCTAGAAAGAACAAGACTGGTCTTCGTTTATCTGATACTGGTGGTAAGAAAAGAGCTAATACAACTGGTAGAGGGCAACCACAACAGTATCGTAAGTCTGCTGATAGTGATGAATGGAAAGGTAGATTCCCATATGGAAAATCAGAGATTGTTCAAGGTGGAGGTTCTATAAAGGACCTAGAAAAGAAAAAGAAGTAGGAGGTAAAAGTGAGAGACTTTGAAAACTTCCTAGAGGCTACTAGGTATGCTAAAGAGACTGGTAAAAACTTGAAGTCTGGTAAGGACTACAAGAAAGGTGGTCGTGGCGCTGTTAAAGATCCTGCATTGAAAGCCGTTTTGGATAACATTTACAAAACGCATAGTAAGAAGGCAGTGCATGGTGCTACCAGTAGACAAGAACCAAAGTCTCGTGGTGCAACTGATCCTGAAGCGAAGTCAGGTAGGGCAGGTAAGTATTATAAGAAACAGCAAGCAAAGAAATCTCTTGCAAAGAAAGCAGCGAAAGCTGGATTCAAAAATTCTCAAGATTATGTTAACGTCGTCGCAGTTCATGGTGGTGAGGACAACTACAAAGCTGGGAGGGGTGCAGAATGAAAAAGATAAATGAAGTCGCACCTCCAGGCAGAGAGAAGCAAGTTAAAGCATTAAAGAGAAAGTTTCCTAATGATAAGGCAGCTCCTTATAAGATTGCATGGTCTCAACATAATAAAAATAAATTAGGTGAAGCATTAGTTCCACTTCTTGTAACAAAAGCTGCAAAAGGACATGTTGCTAAGAAGACTATGCCTAAATCATCACAGGATGGTGCGATAGATATTAAGAGACGAGCTCCTTCAGTACCAGAAGAGACTTCTTGGAGAGAAAGACAACTTGCAAGAAAGGCAGAAAGAGAGAAAGAAGGTCTTGGAAGTGGTACTCCACAGAAGAGGAGTGCAAAAACCGAAAGAAGATTAGGCCCACGAGGAGGTATTCAAGTGTTCCCTAAAGTTGAAACTGCCGAAGAGGCAAAACCAAAGAGTTCTATCCAACAGGCTATGAAGAATGCTCTTGACAGAGATAAGAAGGCCAAGTTGAAGAAGAAGGCAAAGGAAGGTAAGGCAGTAAATTATGAACTATTATCACAAGAATATGTACCTGAAGCCAAGGTAGATGCGGGTAAGTCTGATGCTGAAAAAGCATCTGCAAGAAACAAGAGAAACACACCTGCTGGTAAGGATTCTAAGTTTGATACTTCAGTCTTTATAACAAGGAAAGATGGTGAGGATCTTGATTCTGCTAGAACAAGGATTCGTAGGAAGAAACATGCTGAGAATCGTGGTGTGAAGAAACCTACAGCTGAATCTCCTCGTAAAACTGCTGCTAAAAAAGCAATTCAGAAAGCTCTTCCTTATGATGCAGTTCGTGTTGAAGAAGTTGAACCAGAAGATATTATAAGAGCTAGAATCGAAGGGCCACAAAAAGGTTTAGGTACTGCTTTGTGTCCGACATGTGGAGTCTTTGGTTGCACCATAGATCATGATGCTGAGGAAGAAGTTGTTGATGAAGCAAAGGTTGATGCTGGAAAAGATGATGAAGGTAAAGAAGATGCAAGGAATACACGTAAGTTTGGACATGTTCCTTATAACAAGCATGGACATTCTGTTCTAAGAAGAGCAATGCATCGTTCAGATCGTAAGGTTAAAAAGATAAGAGGAAACAAGGAAGTTAATGTTGAGACTGGTAAAGTTGGTAAAGAGATTGGTGAAGAAATAACACTAGAAGAGGAAAGAAAGGCTCGTAGATTGAATGTAAAGACTAAGAAGACTATCTGGAAGACAGTAGAAAAGGATGCTGCTGCAGAAGCAAAGAGAAGAGAGGAGAAGACTCATGAGTATAAAGAGAAACCTAAGAGAAAGAGAAAGTTAAAGAAACCTTCTCAACTTACTAGTGTTAAGACACCAGTAACAAAGGCTACTACATCTAAACCTGCACCTAAGAAACCTGTAGCAAAGAAAGTTACTCCTAAAAAGACTCCAGTAACTAAGGCTACTACAACTAAACCTGCACCTAAGAAGACTACTAAGAAGAAGTCTCCTGCAATGAAGAAACAAGTTGCTAGGAAGAAGAAGGTTATTAATCAACCACAGAAGAAATCGAAACCAAGTTTCAAGGATTTCTATGCTAAGGGTAAGTCAAAACATGATAAGGCAGTAGGTAAACTTAAGTCCGAAGTTGGTAAACTTGTTAAGACTGCTAAGGATACTGCTAAGCAACATTCTGGACACCGTAAGAAGTTTATGAAAGGACTTGAACTTACGAAGAAGGAAAAGAAAATTGCTGGTGGTGTAGGTAAAGCAGTTAAGAAATCTCTCCAACGTAATTCTTATGAGTCGGAAGGTGAAGAGTATCTTGAAGAGAATAGGATCAAGAAAGTTGCTCACATGATCAAGAATCTTACTCGTAAGAAGAAAAAGAAGAAGCCTCAAATGGATAAGACCACTGCGAAACTTCATAAGTGGAGAACAGATAGGGTGAAGGATGAAAAAAGAAAGTATGTAAATGATATCTTTCAATAGGAGTTGACAAAGATTTGTAATGTGATATACTCTTGTTATGTTAAAATTTATCTTTGATATAGATGGGACTCTGACTCCTAGTAGGAGGAAGATAGAACCTGATTTTCTTGAGTTTTTTCTAGACTTCGTTGATCACAACGAGGTCTATCTTGTTACAGGGAGTAACAAAGAAAAAACAGTAGAACAAATAGGTAGTGAATTATATAATAAGGCTAAGAGAGTTTATAATTGTGCAGGTAATGATGTATATGAAGGACTCCATAATGTTTATAGAAATCCTTGGGTAATGCCTGATGTGGCAATGAGATTCTTACAGGATGAATTGGATTATAGTGTGTATCCAGTAAGGACAGGTAAACATATAGAACTCAGGCCTGGGTGTGTTAACTTTAGTATTGTAGGAAGAAATGCTAATTGGGATGAGAGGGAGGAGTATAAGAAGTGGGATAAGGATAGAGATGAGAGGGTGGATATTGCCATAAGATTTAATGATAGGTTTCCAGATCTATATGCTTTTGTTGGAGGTGAGACGGGTATAGATATATCTGTCAAGGGAGCTGATAAGAGTCAGATCCTTAGAGACTTCACGAAAGATGATGACTTAAGGTTCTTTGGTGACAGGATGGATGAACATGGTAATGATTATCCATTAGCAATTGCCATTGCTGAGAAACACATGGGATATGCCTTTCAGGTGGATGGTTATGAGGATGTGAAAGAAATGTTAGTCAGGAAAACACATGCATGACTTCCCAAATGAAGTCGAATTATTAGAACTAAATAGGAGAAACAGCATGAAAATTATGGGATGGACACCACCACAAAGACCTCAGTGGGTGAAGGAGATTATGAGAACGCCTGGACATACAAAGGTACAACTTTTACTTCTGCTGACATTGGCGACTTCTTCGGTTACGTCTACTGCATTACTAA